AAGAATCAGCGAGCGCAGTTGTTCCTCTTATCATTCGTGGTCCTGCAGAACTTGGCGACAAGATTAAGCAGTTCAAGTTTGAGCGTTCATTCGACCCTGCACTTGCAGAGCGTTCTGACCGTGTTCTAGAACGAATCCTTCAAGGACTAGATGTTCCAAAGGATGTTGTAACAGGACTCGCAAACGTTAAATATTCAAACGCACTTCAAATTGACGAAGCACTTTACAAGGCACACATTGAGCCAATGATGCTTCTCATTTGTGACGCACTCACAGTTGTTTATTTGCGTCCATACCTCATTGCTAATGGTTACCCAGAAGCTGAAGTAAACAAGATTGTTGTTTGGTATGACCCATCAGCAGTTTCAACACGCAATGACCGTGCTGCAGATGCAGACGCTGGTTATGATCGCATGGCTGTTTCTGGCGACACATGGCGTCGTGCTCACGGCTTCTCAGACCAAGATGCACCAACTCCAAACGAGCTTGCACTTCGTATGCTTACAGAGAAGGGTGCAATCACTCCTGAACTTACAGAAGCAATGCTTAATACTGTTGCTCCTGAAATGATGCAAGCAGTTAAGGCTGCTGCACAAGCGTCATCTGTTGCTCCTATGACTCCAGAGTTACAACAAATTCTTGATGGTGGAGCCCCCGCAGAAACTCCTGCAGAGCCACCAGCCGAAACTCCAGAGGCAGGGCAGTAATGGCTGAAGAGACTTGCCCTCCAGCAACGCAAGACATTGCTCTTAACCTTAAGAATCGCAAAAATGCAATTGATACAGCAATGTATGGACCGCTTAACCCTGCAGAACCAAACGAAGAATATTGGACTGCAATTGGTGCAGAGTGGTCAGTAGATGTTGAAACTGCAAAGAAGCAACGTTGCGGTAATTGCGCTGTGTTTATTCAAACACCAGAGATGCTTTCTTGCATTGAAACAGGTTTAACAGATAACGCGGATGAGTTTGACGCAATTGATGCAGCAGGCGAACTTGGTTACTGCGAAGCATTTGATTTTAAGTGTGCATCAGCACGCACATGCCGTGCTTGGGTTGCTGGTGGTCCAGTAACTGCAGCTGCTATTGATGAAATTCCTTTAGTTGCTGCACCTAAAGGTCCTTGCTGGGATGGCTACAAGCAAGTAGGAATGAAGAAGGGTAAAAACGGAGACATGGTTCCTAACTGTGTCCCTATTGACTCTTCAAATGATTCAGAATTTGCAAATAAGAAGCGAACAATCTCTCAAACACCTGCTCCAAAGAAAGATCAGATTAAAGGCTCAGACAAGAACAAAAAAGGTTCTGCTTCTGGCTCTAAGAAAATTAATTTTGACGCAAAAACAGAAACAACACTAAAGAACAAGGTTGCAGAACACAATGAAACTGCACCAAAGGGTCGTAAAGCGTCTCTGTCAATGCTCAAGGCCGTCTACCGTCGTGGTGCTGGAGCATTCTCTGTCTCGCACCGCCCCGGTATGACTCGCAATCAGTGGGCAATGGGTCGCGTTAACGCATTCTTGCGTCTTCTTAAGTCTGGAAAGCCTTCATCTGCTGCATACAAACAAGATAACGATTTACTTCCAGCTTCACACCCAAAGAGCACAAAGAAGTCAGCATCAGCAATGACTGCATCTGGCTTGATTCCAGAAGAACAAGCTCTTGCAGAAGCTCTTGTGTGGGTTACAAGCAAGTATGGAAAGTTTGACCAAGATGGCGATGGCGTATGGGCTGGTTACACACCTGCATACGACAACGATAAAAAAGATATTGGTGTTAAGTGCTCTAATTGTGTCTTCTTCCAAGGAACAGAGTGCAAAATTATTTCACTAGAGATTGAAGCAGATGGTAAGTGCCGCTTTGCTGTTATTCCAGAAGGAGTTGTTGATGTTTCATCAGTTCCCCTTCGTGATGAAGAGGATATGGAACTTCTATTAGCAACTGCATATGCAGAAGCACAACTTATTACAGAACTTAAAGAAGAATCAGAATATGATTCTCCTGAAGAGATTATTTTTTCTATGACAGAATTGTCTGGTCTCGGGTATGACGCAGAGCAAGCTTTCAGAGCTAGCTGGCTTCGTGCAATTCGTAACAATGACAATCCATTTAAAAGAGTTTCACTGCTTGCAAGCATGACATACGACAGCCTTGACGCAGATCTTCTTCCAACACGAGAGGTAGTCCAATAGTGAGCACCAACTACCCAAAGAAGCCAGCTCTTCGTCTTTCTTCTATTGAAGAACAGACACAAAAGATTAATGCTGCAGCGCTAGAGCTTGTTGATAGAGCTAACGCTGAGTTTTCTGGTACTCGTACTGTCACAAAGAAGGCAGCGCTTACAGTTGTCTCCCGTTCTCTTGCTAAAAACAAATCAGATGCATTTTCTGTTCGTAAGCACAAGGCTCTTACTGAACTATCTCACTACATCACTCTTGCTCAAAGTAACAAGGCTCTAACTGCAAGTGTAGAGAACACAGACCTTCTGCCAATTGCACACCCACGTTCTACTCGTGATAACGACCTCACTCTTGCTTCTCTCCTTCAATATCGTGCTCGTTGGATTAATGATGACCCTGATATTAAAGACGAAGCAGTTAAAGAGCTTCTTCTATCAGCATTTACTTCTCACCCAGCATCTGTTGAATATGAGTATGCACTTACTCGACTCTCATCAATGCCTCAAGGTATGGTCCCTCAATACGCTCTTGTTGCAGCTCTTGGAGATGGAAACTCTACTTTAGCTAGAAGAATGCGTGCCTTGAAGCAACGTCGTGACCGTAAGGGTCGCTTTGCTGAGATGGGTGGCGGACTTCGTGCACTTATTAAGCGTGCAGCAAATGGTTTAGTTCAAAGTCTTACTGGAACAGCAGTGTCTCAAAGTATCGATGGCGAATATTTTGATATGGAGCTTCCAGATGGAAGGCTTGTCCGTGTTCCAACAGGCTCTGCCGAAGGTGTTAAAGCAATTCTTCCTTCAATGAGAACAAAAGATGGATACAGCAAGACCCCAGCAAAGGTCTCTATAGGGGATCCTGTAGTAAATGAATCAGATTTAGAAGTTATAGATGCTCCATCAGGATTCCAGCTTGACGAAACTTGGTCTCCTAGCGCAGATGATGTTGATTACTACGGAACAAAAATTGATCTTGGTAAAAAGTACACAGATGATGCTTACGATGTAATTAAGTTTGATTCACCTAATGCCTCTGCTAAAGATAAGTTTGAAGCTGCTCAGCAAAAAGAAGCAGAAGGACAAAACATTGTTACCGAAGGTCTTGGAAAAGATGGCTGGTTAGACCCTAACAAGCCTGTTTATTTTGTAAGCCGTCGAGACGGTAAGGAAAAGACATTTGCTGCAGTTCAAACTTGGGCAGATGTTCAGGACTATATTTCACAAGATGAGCCAAAGTATGAAAATAATGAAGGTGTAGACCCTTCTAAAGCTCAGACAGCTAAGGCTAAAGCAGCAGAGAAAAAAGCTCTTCTTAAAAAAGTAAAATCAGGTATTGAACAAGTTGCTGATAAAAAAGCAAAAGAAGAAAAGCCAAAAGCAGAAATTTCAGATGATAAAAAAGATTTTGACTACCCAGAAGGTTTTTACAAGATTAAAAAGGGTGAAGAGTACACCCCTGAAGGTCCTATTGATGGTCAAGTCTCCCCTGACTACTCAGATGACCCAGCAGAGATTGCTCAGAAATTTGAAACAGACGACATAGTTAAAGCTCTAGAAAAAGGAGTATCTGGAACTAAGAAACAACCAGCTACTGGCTTCGGTGTACTTCCCTTTGAGGCTGGCGACGAAATTGTTCCAGCAGAAGCTTTATATAACGCTCTTAAAGAAAAGGGCGAAGATGCAGATGCAATTCTTGCAAACATCTATAGCGGAGGAAAGAAACCAGATACTGCTGAAGTAACACCAGAAGTTTCTGATGAAGTTAAAGATGCTATTGATAAGGGCGATATTGAAGGTACTTCAAATCCAGAAGGCGATGGAGACCCAGCAACACTTCCTCCACTTCTTGAAGGTCTTTCAGAAGATGAAAAAGCTGCTTATGCAGAAAGTGGAGACTACACAAAGTATCTTCCAAAGAATGCAACTAACGAAGCACCAGCAGGGTATACAGAACTTAACGAAGACCCATTTAACAACGCTGAATCAGTTATCCCTGAAGATGCTCCAGAAGGGTTTACTTTTGATCCAGTTGAAGTTGCAAAGTCTTATAAACAAGAAGGATTACTAGAAAAAGAATTACGTCGTTCACTTGAGCCTGGAAATGAAATGCCAGGATATGGAATTATTTCTCAAGAAACACCAGAAGGTGAAGATTACATTGGATATATTCCAGGTGAAGCAATTCGTGATGCTC